AGATTCAACAAAGGAATATTTGTAGTTGCGTCCCAAAATAATTCAACGCCCATACCGACATTAGAATACGTTATTGATTGCAATGTAACACCGTTACAGACTTGCTTGGTAAGAGGGTCTGAACTAAGCGTAGAAACATCCACAAGAACCGCTAAGGATTGCCCAGTACCATCGCTAACATTTGTAAACTTTAAGACGGCATTTCGTGGGCCATCTTCAATTACTTGGCTTGTAAGTGCATCTGCCATTTCTTCCTCCAAAAAGCGGGGCGAACCCCGCTATTCATTAACCAGCAAAAGGAGTCGCTAGAGTTCCTGTGCCAATACTGAAGCCTTCCACATAGTATCTGTTAGTGTAAACCGCTTGAATTTGCAAGCGAGTTCCAGCAACACCACCAGTAGTAGTTCCGTTCATAATGATCTGGTAGTTACTACTTCCATTAGGTTCGTGGAAATGCACATTAGTAAGTCCGTTCTTAACAGACAAAAGACCACCCATCATTAGATCGGCAGAGCTATTGCCTTGAATAGTGGTGCTAGTACCAGAACTTGTAAGGAACAAGAAGTCATACATAATACCAGTGTTGTTTAAACTATTAGGGTTTTCGTCTGGGCCAGAAGTAATAGGCTCCATGTCGTTGTTAATAGTTGGGAGGGTGATGGTCAGCGTTGAGTTATTAATAAGAATTAATTTACCAGCGTGGTCATCGGGAGTGATTGTGGTGTCAGCGGTCAAAGCAACAATAGAGTCTGCGCTTTGCATGTAGTAGCCGCCAAGCGCTCTAAGTACACCAAACGAGCTTCTTGATCTTCTAGCCATGAGAAATACCTCTTACGAAAGGATTCGTCTTAGCGTCTTCGTAACGTCCACTGGGATGGTCGCTAAAACTGATATGTTCCCAGAATTAAACAAACAGGGAGCCGAAGCTCCCTATCTGTAACTCTCTTACTCTAGGTAGCTCCGGGTGAACCGTAGATGCCTAGTGGATCAGAAACGCCGAAGCTGTAACGCTCTCGCGCTTTGTAGCGCACGTTACCAGTGTCGAAATCACCGTCCATTGAAGTTTCAAGCGGAGTACGCTCGAAGTGTTTCATTCCATTTGGTACATCAGTAATTAAGTACCAAGCGTTGTTGTCAGTCAGGTAGTGATTGACAGCGTAGCCTTCAGGAATGGAGCCATTGTTTTTAATGGCGTTGATGTCGTTGTTAGCTGTGCTAACGCGCAACTCTGAATCTAGGATTCGAGTAGCTACAAACATCAAGTTAGGTGGAACAATCAAACGTCTTGGTCGTGCCGCGATAAGAAGTCCACGCTCATCAGTGTAAGCAGCAATACTAATAACTGCGTCTTCTAATGAAGTTTCATTCAAATCAGCCGCTGTCGCAGGACGATTAGAATTAAAGCCACCATTAACTTGCGGGTGACCACCGCCGCCAGCGACACCATCGCCAACTGCTGTGAACAAGTTAACACCATCGCCAGATTGATAAGCGTTAGTGAAACCATTGTTTAATGGGACAGCACCTTTAACTTGCTTGGTGTACGCCATCGCTCTTGCCAAAGCTTTAGTGTATCGCTGAGACAAAGACGCATAGAGGTTATCCTCCATTGCTTCTTCAGTAATAGCGAAGCCCTGAGCAATAGTTTCGTGGGTGTAGCGAGCGGTGAAAGCTTCTTGCGCTGAATCATAATTGATTGCAGAGCCTTCAGGCTTCACTGGTGCAGCACCAAAACCACTTAACTTTACTTCTTCTTCAAACGAGCGATCAGATGTTTCAGTTTCGTAAATCATCTTATCTTCGTCTTCGTACTTTGCATACTCTAAGCCAAACAGGGCGTTAAGACCCGGAAGTAGCTCTTTGAGCATTTGCGCTCTTGAAATAGCCATTCGCTAGTCTCCTTATACGCCTGTAGCGTTTCTGTATTGTTGCATTCCTTCGTTATAAGTAAGGAGTACATCAGTGAAAGCATCGCCTACTTCGCTGTCTGGGCCAATCATAAACTCTAAAATCCGTAAAGGTAGAGTGTTAGTCGTGGCAGCAGTGCTTGCGTCAACCGCATTCTTGCTTCGACCAGCTTGGGTAGTACCCGCTGTTTGAATGATGGCAATGTTATTGCCAAGTGTAGTTTGTGCCAAAGAACCATCAGCCTGCATTCTAAATACAGCATCAGGGTCATCAAGCACATAAGCCATAGCGTCAGACGCTACAGTGCCAGTAGGCCACTGTTGGTTAAAAGTTGGCTGGCTGGTGCTTGGGTCTGTGTAAAAACAACCCATAAATATACCAACCGGAGTAGCCGTAGCTGTGCCAGTGTCTTTTTCAACAGTACCAGTATTAACTAGCTTTACAAAATCGCCATAAAAAATAGTAGCAGCATAGGCGCTGGCTATTTTCATGTGACGAACTTTACCAGAGAAAGAACCGCAAGCGCTTAATCCGCCTACTGGTTCTGCTCCCATCGGGGTTGCAGTAGCAGCCATATCAAAGTCCTCGTTAGGAAGACAATCCTACCAATAGATTATCTTTTACCAAAAGTTGTCCTCGAAGAATTCTCCTTATACAGAGGCATTCGAGGGTCTTCTTCCCGCAGAAAATTATTGTCAACCGCTTCCATCTGACTAACCGCTATCTTGTTATAGTATTCATGACGCTTATCAAGCTGCTCTTGTGGAATCGAGCAAAGCAACAAGCCTCCGTATTCTATATTGTTAGGATAACGAGTATCGTCTTCTTGGCGGAAATCAATTTCAGGATATTCCGATGCTACGCATGGAACCCATCCCTCTCTCATTTTCTGCGATACGTTAGTGTTGTCTGCCTGTCCCAGCATAGAGGTACGAATCCATCGGTGACGAATTCCATCTCTTGGGTCAGGCTTAGGTAATGATGACGCGGGTATCCACGCATCAGTATCCCGTTTTGAGTTTTCCCTAGAATTATTTTCTTGGGTTGCGCGTGTAGTGTCTTCAGACATTAGCCAGCCTCCTGTTTTAACATTGACTCGGCGTATTGTTCATTGGTAATTCCCAAGCGCTTCGCGAGAGCTTCTTGAGTTTTCGTAAGCGAGACTTTGCGTGTCTTTGCACCATTGTTCCTATTAGGACTTGGTGCTACCACGGCGGTACTTCTACGTTGACGGGGCGGAGTGCTTCGTTCCTCTCGCGCATTTTCAAAACCTGAGTAGTCAGGAAACCGTTCACGCATTCTGCGATCTACTTCAGAATAATATCTGTTTGGATCGGTGTTGGCAGTGACACCTTCATTAAAAAGATTTTGATGAATAGCTAAACCCACTGCCGTCATTTCCATATGCATTGGATTAATAGATTGTCCTTGTTTGGCTTCAGGTTGAAACCAAGGATTCTCTCGCATCCAATTTTGTTGATCTTCACTAACCACAGCTCTCTGTTGTTGTTGCTGCTGAACAGGTCGTTGCGGTTGAGCGGCTTGCTGTTTAGCTACCGCTTGTTGTTGAGCAAGGGTGCGCTTTAACCTTTGCTCTCTTTGCTCCATGTCTCTGATCTGAGCCTGAGCTGCACTAAGCTGCTCCTGACTTGTCACCAGTTTGTCTGCATCACCTTCTTCGTGCGCTTTTTTAAGCTCTTTCTTGGCAGTCTCAAGTTCAACCTGAGCCTTCCCTTTGGAGCTTTCGATGATTGCATTTTGGCCTTTAGCCAGCAAACTTTCATATTCTTGGAGCTTTTGCTGTTGTGCCTTAGCCAGTCTTACAGCTTCATCACGCATCCGGTGTGCTTCACCAGTTTTTCGCTTGTCTGCATGATTGATTGCCCTAAGCTGATTTATTCGCTTTTGAACACCCTTGCTGTAAGTCTTTAACTCATCATCCGTGAAGCCGTCATCATACTTAACATCCGGCTCAGCAAGTTCCTTTGTTCTTTTGCGGGGCTTAACTTCTTCAGGAGGGGTATCGTCAACGATCTCCACCTGTAGGCCATCTTCTTCTTCAGAAGAGGGTTCAGCGCTTTTAACGCCGTGTCGCGTCTTGACACCAAAGAACTTGTCTTCGATAGACGTTGTTTCTTCTTGCTCTTCTACTAGCTCGCCTTCGCTCATATCTTCATCACTCCTCTTGGGTCTTCAACAACAGCTTCTACGCTGTCATCGTTGATGAGTCGAAACTCTTTGCCATGAACCTTAAATCGAGTGCCTGAATACGATCTCATAATAATAAAATCACCTTCATCACAATACGGGCCATTCGGAAAACGCTTTTTATCAGCGTAAGCATCCGGTCCTAATTTAAGAACAAAACCTACGATAGAACCGACTTCCTCAGCCTGCACAGTTTCGTGAGCTTTGAGAATGCCACCTTCGCTTTGTTTGTCTGGTTCAGGCAAACCAATCAAAATCTTGTAGCCTTTAGGCTCAGGAAGTTGATGAGCTGCGCGAGTATCTGCGGTGGTTTCTATTCCCACCGATCCTACTTCTGCTAATGCTTCTGCCATTAGTTTTCCCAGCACCGGAAGAGTGTCCAGCGTCACTGCACCGCAATAGGCGGAGATTAGTTTCGTTCGATCTGTTTGTTCAGATCGAGCAATTCTCTTTCAGCAAGAGCGAGTCCTTCAATGACTCCGCAAGCTTTTGAGTATTCTTCCATGTTTCGACAACCACCTGCGCTTACATGGTCGGCTGTTTCGTTCATTATGATTCGTATTTTTTTATTCAGTATCTCTAATGCGTTACTGCTAAATACTTCACTCATCGCGCTCTCTGTTGTCAATCATGTCTTCGCGCTTAGTATCTCTCTTATCGATCATTTCTTCAATATCCCTATCTCTTTTGTCGATCATCATTTCTTTCGCTATCTCAACTCCCAACTTAGCGCCTTCAATCTTGTCTTTAGAGGCGATCTTTCGCGACTCTAGTTCATCTTGTGTATTGGTTTCGGCAATCTTAACGCCAAGCTTAGCCCCTTCAATCTTTTCGTCAGTGGCAAGTTTGTCTCTTTCAAGATCGTCTTTAGCAGCCGCCTTCATAAGATCGGCTTCAATACGTGCCATGTCGGTCTGAGTCTTGGACTGAACTTTAGCAGCTTCAATATCCAGTTCAGCTTTTTGTAGCTGCAATACTGGGTCTTCTGCCTGCGCTGCCATTTGTTCAGCCTGAACCATTTGTTGCGCCTTACCAGTTAATTGTTCTGCCGCAGGAGCGACAAGCTGGGAAAGCCTGAACTCAATATCTTCTGGAAGCGTAGAGTCAACTGGTGGTAACGGAACACCTAATTCTTTTTCTATGTCGCGTCTGTATTGGAAGGCAACGTGTTCAGCAATGTGAGCGGCAAGAGCAGCCTGTTTCATTTGCGCGTCCGGCGCTAGATTTAACATCTCGGCTATCTTGGGATCATTCATTGCAGCGATATGAACCTCTATATGAGCGGTATGGTCTTGATACATAAAAGCCCTTACAGGCTCACCAATCATTAGGTTCATGTTTTCAGAAATCGGATCAGTTGGCTTCATGTCGTCATCTGTAGGAATAATCTTGTCTGCGTCTCGGATGCCTAGAACTTCAAGCATCTGACGGTGCAACAAAGGCAGGTTGTACATCTGTGGCGCTTGCTGCGCCAACTGGAGTGCTGCCTGATACTGCATAATCCTTTGCGCCATAGTTCCTGCGTTTGGATCACTAACCGGAATAATGTCTACACGGTCATCAAAGTCCTCAGCGGTAAGAGCATTGGCTGTA